AGCTCCACCACTGCCGCCACCACCGCCAATGCTGCCGCCGCCAGTGCTGCTACCGCCAGCGGCAGGGAAGGTCAAATTGATATTGGAAATGGCAACGCGTCCGTTGACGTTAGCACTTTCTACGATGTTGGTGGTTATTCCCAGCGTCCTAGTTCCACCCTGCAAAAAAGGATCGTCATAGTAGAGATAGACAATTAGCTGCTGCCCTGCTGTGCCGGTAATAGTCCCGCTGCTAGCACCGTAGGATACCGTCTGGCTACCTATAACCAGGTCACCGGCAGTGACGCTAATTGTTGCAACAGAAGCGCCCTCAATGGTGCTGCTGGCCGCGAAGGTAACGCTGGCATCCAAGTCCCACATTGACTGTTGATTGCCGATGTTAGGCAGCGCAGCAGCCCCAAGCCTGTTTGTGTCGGCCACCGTGGTTACAACCGGAACCCAGTCAGATGATCTACCGTTAGCAGAAACGTACCTGACATTCATCTCATAAGAAACGCCACGTATTAGCTCATCTATGACAATATCCTGACCAATCTCGAAGCGCTTCAACACCCATGCATCGCCATCGCCACCTAGGGGGCGATATTGAACCTCAGCAGCGATGGGGGTTGAATTACGCAAGCTCGATAACCTCTCTATATCCGGAATTGTTTCTCAGCGATATTCTTACAACAGGGGTGGAAATGCCAGCATCATCTGTCTTATCTGTGCTGGTGCTTCCCGTTACCGCATTAACAATAGGGTTAGGCGGAACTGCAAAATCTCTCTGCCCCAGCTCAGTCACAATAGATTCTGGCGGATTCTGCCAGTAGGCGGCGATACGTTCATCATAATCTACTGCGGTAAACGTGGCGGTGTAATCTGAGCCATATTTGATGGATGAGATTACTACCTTTTTCTTCTCCACACCACGGATATTGATTAGCGCAGAAGTTCCATATCCGACACCCTCAAGAGCCGAGTAGACATAGAATGTGTCGGTTTTCGATGAGTGCGGAACACAGTTTACAGAGAACTGCTCCCCAGCAGAGCGGATTAGCTGCACTGCATAATTTAGCGAATAGTCAAGCTCCACCTCGGTATCAAGCTTGATCGTACCAACAAACCCGTCCGGCGCTGAATCGTAATATCCCATCACACGACCGCCGCCAATCCAGTTTTCGGCAACATCGTGCACAATCTCTACAACATCGCCGCGTGTGCAGATGACGCCTGAAATGTCAGTAGACCATGTGTAGTTAACCTGTCGGAATACAGACTGGGCAAGGTGATAGCGGCCAATCATCCAAGCGTGGGCAGGCATAAGCGCCTGCTCTAGCCGGATGATCTGAAATAGCTCAGCGGCAGGTGCGGTGCTGGCATTGCCTCTGGCATCGGTGCCGTTGTAAGAGTAACCGTCACGTACAACCACAATCTCATCGTCCTGCCAGTCAGCATCCGGGTTTTTGAACTGGATGCGAAGCGCCTGCGGCGGGACAACAAAAACACGATTCTCGCTAAACGAGGTCATCTCCATTGGGCTGAATGTCATGCGCGCATCTTGCGGCTGCGTAGACTCAAACACGACGCAATACTTGCCGTCACGTTGGCCAACGGATGCAAGGGCATTGGAAAGAACCTTGCGCAGCAGCTCGCCAGCCGTAGTCTCAACGTCCTGACAGTCTCTAGTCTGAAACCCGTTTTCAGTACAGAAATTGGCAAACTCAACAAAGCTATCCAAGTCAATACGGCTGGCAGGAATCTTTCTAGACAGCGCCTCGCATTCGGTAATCAGCCAATAGGCTACCCATGCAGGGTTAAGGTTTAGCTGCGGCGCTGACCATGTGCCCGATCCCGGCTGGTAAACCTTGATTCGCTGCTGAACCAAACAGGACAGCGTTTGCAAGGTTCCGGTAACCTGATCCGTCGCCTGAATCCGCATCGTCAGCTTATTGGTGCCAGTGGTTGACGGGTTGACGTTTTTGATAGACCTGAGCAGGGTCCACGCAGACTGGGACACGTAGGTATTGGCCGATCCGCCAGAGAGCGTGTCTACTCGCGTTACACGAACCTCATACTGTCCCTTTGCCACATCCCACGATATGCCAGCAGCGAAGGGGTTTTTGTCCTTCGTCTTAACCATGTATTGCCCAGCACTGCGCGCAAACGAAGGAGTCCCATTCCCAGCGCTAGCAGGAAGCCAGCTTCTAGCCATCTTGGACGTTCTAGTGGTTTCTACAGGAATGAACGAGCCGCTAGTTCCAGCAATGCGGTATTCCACTCGGTAAACAACCCACATCGGGAAGTCCTTGCCGCTTGTCCCATAGCCAAGCAAGCCACCGGGGAACAGAATATCCAAGCTGATCGAATCAACGCCAGCGGCAGTGTTTCTTGTAGCGCTGTCGCCGTCATCGTTCATTGTGAAATTGACAACAGATTCCGCCACATCGCTTGTGTAGATAGTCGGCTGCTTATTCACCTCATACGTCAGATTGCTATATGAGCTAAACGGGCTTTCTCCGATCCTGAAATCAGAGGCAACAATGTCGCCATAGCCAAGGTCAAACATGCAGTATTGGTAACTGTCGGAGCCAACATTCTCCGTGTATGGGATAACTGCGTGAGGCGGGAAATAGCGAGATTCCCCAAGAACAATCGGGATCGGACCCCATGGGTTGATCTGATTAGACGTTCCCGTTAGCTGATTCCATTGCCTATCTGGCCCGCTAGAGCCGCCGCCAGGTGTAGGAAGGGGAGCAATAGCGTTAACAATCAAGCCGCCTACGATTGAAACTGCAACAGATGCGGCTGCGCCCCAGCCCGCGCCATATGCGGCAGCCACCGCGCCACCTGTATAAACCGACGCAATAGCGACAACCACCATCAGAAGGGCATTAAGCGCCCTGCCGCCGCCAGCAAGCGACCTGTTGGTAACATGGATGCAGGTCCCAACCTTGGGCTTAACCCGGCCCCACATTTCCCTAGGCGCGACGATCCCGCCCACCCTGACCTCAATAGCGTCACTAACAGGAAGGCCGCCAGAGGCTTCCAGCAGCATTTGCATTAGCGTCTGCCCGGAACGGACCTGATATGTCCCGCCATAGTCAAACTCATGACTTCTAAGAATCAGGCTATGGCTATTAACTTCCGACATACCGGTAAAATCCTTCAATTCGGCGTGACCACAGCGGAGATGATAGCCGTTCTACGCATGACTTACTATTTTCTTGGACGTGTATGAAGTCCTTTTCGCTGATGCAAACGCCCACATGATTAGGCTTTCCAGCCCTGCGGAAAACTACAACGTCATTCTCAGCAGGAATCTCAACCCTCGCCCAGCCGGTAGCATGGTCAGGGCTGTCCACAATGGGCATTGGTATGCCCTTCTCCGCAAGATAGCTCTTGGCAAACTCTCGGCAGAACTTCTCCCCTGTATACGGTATGCCAATCCAGCTCACGGCCACAAGCCGCTGCTATTGGTCGGAGTGTACTTCTGAGCAGGAACAGCTTGATTGAGAAAGTCCTCTTCATAGCCAAGCTTTAGTTGCAGGCTGATTAGATCGGACGCGCCTTCAAGCACAGTGAAGTCAAATGGCCCAATCTCCACTTCATCCGGCTGGCTTGCCAGGATGACCTCAAACCGACAGGTCGGAGGCTGCCCCGTAATGCTGCGAAGCTTTGACGAAACTTCACGGTCAACGTTATCAATCGTCAGCGTTACGCTTGGATTAGAGCTATCGTCATCGTCAGGAAGGACGCATTCAAACGACCACGGAAGGTACTCAACGTCAGCGCGCTGCATCGGCTCAGTGTCATTTACGATCCGCACCGTATCCATGGAAGGATGGCTGATCGTAAGCGCACAAATCCATATCTCTTCCGTGGATTGGGCAATGATTGACTGGGCAGCAGTGGGGGATAGGACTCGGGCCATTAGGTAGAAAGCAGGTTATCTTCTTCGCGGATGTTTAGCAGGAAGTGACCATTGACAAATGCCATCCTCTCAACCTGCAATGTTGCTTGGAAAATATCGCCTCCCAATGCCTGTATCACAGGCGCGGAAAGGAACCGGTACACGCCTACATTGTCATCCATCAGCGGCTTCTTATAGTCAGGCCAATAGAAAGAGCTGACCTGATTCAATGTAACCCAGTAGAAGTTTTCAAGGGTCTGGACGCCAGCACCCTTTAGGATAAGGCTGAAATCAACTGTAGTAGTTACAGAGCTAACGCGCTTCCGTAACTTCTGAGGGCCGGACTGCATGGTTGTTCGGATAATGCCATCATTTGGAGAGGATTCGTTGTAACCGCTAACCTGAGGGCATCCAAGGCTTTCGGGCCAAAAGAAAATCTCAGCCATTACGCTCTCCCCGCCCGCTTGATTCCGAATGCATTTCCCATTGCGCCATCAAACGACCCATTAGCGAAGCCCTGCCTTACTGTGTTAGTTACCAATTCTACAAGAAC